CAATATAATGCTTTTGTTTCTCCTTCTTTATTAAATGCTGGTATAATTTTACAATTTGGATGGATACAACTTTTATGTTTCACGTCAACCATTCCGTCTAATTTATGCTTAGCACAATACAGATATTTTGTTTCACCTTCATTATTGTAACTAGGAAATGTCTTACAATTCAAATAAACACATTTTTTGATTTTAACATTAGTCATTCCTTCTAATTTATGTGTAAAACAATATAACGCATTTGCTTCTCCTTCTTTATTAAACACCGGTTGAGTTTTACATCCTTGTTCTTTACACATTTGACTATTATTTATAAATAATAATCAAATTTTTAAATCAATTTTATAAACTTATAAAATTGCTTATAAATTGAAAAAGCATTATTTTATGTTGCATACATTAAACCAACATTGCCGCCAATAAAATTAACTATATTAATACGCTCTTCAAACAAATGTAAATCAAAATTGTAATCATAGATACGCCATGTTAATTTATTGATGCCTATAACCGAACCCGTCTCAGGGTCACAAATGGTTAAGCTTTGAGCTAATGGATCTAAAGGAGGTATAATGGTGGTAAATTCTAATTCTATTTGTGTAAATCTACTCATATTAATAGCGCCTGATGGCTGTAAATCGGCATTGTTCGAATTAATAGAAAAATTATAGCAATATAAACCGGATGGCGCGTTTCCACTTGTTCTTGTATATTTTTCTATATAATCAAAAATGCCTGCAGCTTGAATATTTTCTCTGTAAGAGCCATCTAACAAAATGCCCATGGCAACTAATATTGATTTGTCATTTTGAGGATTATATGGCTGATTAATGAGAAGTCCTGTTAAAGTTCCGTCAGGATTTACGCCGGGACCAATTTGCACGGGAGTTAGCAAACCATTAACTATTCTATAAACAATATATGGTCCAGATGTAGGAGCTTGTATAACGTTTAATGGTACATAATTATATGGCCAATTTGTGTAATTAGACCATTCGTTTCTTAAATTAGCGTCGCTGCGCTGAAAATAAAATAACCAATTGGAAACCATACCCAGTGAATCTAATTGCACTTTATTTGGTCCTGTTACGTTTGGGAATTTTCTTTCATGAACTTGTTTAATTAAATATTTTTGCTCTTGCAATGCAAACAATCTTTCTTCGTCGTTTGATAAAAAGCAATATGTGCAATTTAAATGAATATCCGCGTTCCACAAAGTTCTTTGATCAACGTAAGAGTTAATATCTAATGCTACATCTGGCGGCGGTTGAAGAAACCTATAGAATTGCATATACCATAAATTAAAATTTGGCGCTACATATGGATAGTTATTAGTAGCATCGAACACATCACGGATTACAAAAAGTTGGTTAATGGGTCTGAGTGTTATATTAATATGCAATTCATTATATTGTAGCGATGTTAAAGGAAATGCCATTTGCGACTTAAGACCAAACCAATTGTTTAGAGGTATGTATAAAATTCTGCCCCTAATAGATGGCTCTGGACCAGCTAAGTTTTCAGTGTAATATGTATTTGGATAAGAATTGACGCGAGAATTTGCATTTGCTGGGTCAACTAATTCTGGAACATTTCCAGACATTCTATCGAATAATTCCTTTTTTACGCCACTAAAATCGCGCTGGACTGCCGCTAATAAGTAATCGCCCGAATACTCTTGTAATGTAAAATTGCCACAAGTGATGCTAATTTTTGAAATCATTTTAGCTCCAATATTGTCGATCCATTTGAATTCGTATGGAGCCCATTGTTCTATATTGCCTAAGCCTTGAGATGTTGTTTGATCGGTAATTTGTTGCGGGGGTAATATTGGAGACCATATATCAGGCAAAGCAACTGATAAATAGCAATCCATTAAAAGGTCGGCATAGCGTTTCACTTTAAATGTGAACGTTGATTCTTCAGAGAGTCGTAAAGTTTTTGAACCCTCGAAATTTAATATAAACTTTTGAAGTCCAAAGTTTGTATATTGGTGATATACCGATTTAAAGAAACTTTTGCTTGGATTGCCGTTTAAAATAATATTTTGTTGTCCTGTAGAAACTAAATTTAATAGGCCACCAGGCATCTTTATTATATTATAATTATATATTTAATTACTTATTTGTTATAATATTATACTTTTAGAAAAAGTATAACAAAATAAATACTTATTATTTTACCTTTCTTATATTTTTTCTTTTACTTTGATTTTTTCGCGTCCTCTTTAGTGTCCTCTTTAGTGTCCTCTTTCGTCTCCTCTTTGTTTTTCTTTTTGTCCCTCCGGTAGTTATGGGTGTAAGCATTACTTGCATAGTTTCTCCAATCATTCCATCTGGTGGGTTTAAACTATATAATGTAACCGCATTGTCTGTTATGACCTTTCCCTTATAAATAAACTTTACGTTAAAGTTAGTATCAGCTATAATACCTTTTTCAACTAACATATTTAATACATTTGTTTTCAGAGTTCCAATCGTTATTCCGGAAAGTATATCAACACTATAAGGTTTTGTCTTATACATAATTGTTAATGTTGGATCTTCTTTTGTTTCTTGCAATTCTTTTTCTTCTTCTTTAGATTCTTCTTTAGATTCATCAGGAGATAGTTTATGTGGACCACAAGTAGGAATCGCAGTCATAATTTCATATACCGTTGTTTCTTTACCAGGTTGGCAATGATCTGCTCCTACTCCATCACTACCTTCAATAAATTTTTTAGAAACAATTGCGGAAAGTTTTTTAGTTGTTTCTCTAATTTCGTAAAGACGTGATGTATAAGATGATTCGGCACAAATTTTTTTCATATCATTGCTTTTAACAACTCCTTGTATTCCAGTTATGGACGACAATGAAAAAAATTCTGTATTGTAAATTATATTAGAATCTAACATAAACTCACTTGTATTGCCTGCTTTACGACATTCATATTTAATATTTGCAATATTTTCCATTTGTTCTTTAATGCTTTCTATATCAGTTAAAAAATAACTATTTCTAACTTTAAAAACAATATTGTCAGCATTTTCATATAAATAATCCGATATAACTATAGTTTCTTGTGTAACAATATTAAAACCGGGTTCGTTAATATTTATAATGAATGTTAATAATTTATTCAGTTCATCTACAACTCTTTTCAAGTCTTTTTCTTTGGCGAGTATTAAAGCAGTATCTCCATCATTATCTTCATGTTCTGGTTTAGATTGTCCCGTTTGAATTAATGCTAACGCTACATTTTCTAAACTTGAAGAACAAGCCCATATTAAAGCAGTATTTCCATCTTTATTTACTTGTTCTGGTTTAGATTGTCCTGTTTGAATTAATGCTAAGGCTACACTTTCTAAACCTTCAGAACAAGCCCATATTAAAGCAGTAGCTCCTTTAATATTTATTTGTACTGGTTTTGATTGTCCCGTTTTAATTAATTCTAACGCTAGACTTTCTAAACTCTTTGAACAAGCAATTATTAAAGCAGTACTTCCAAATTTATTTGCATGTTCTGGTTTAGATTGTCCCGTTTTAATTAACTCTAATGCTACATTTTCTAAACTCTTCGAACAAGCAATTGTTAAAGCAGTACTTCCATCACCATTTACTTGTTCAGGATTAGATTGTCTCGTTTTAATTAACTCTAATGCTACACTTTCTAAACCTTTTGAACAAGCCATTATTAAAGCAGTACTTCCAAATTTATTTGCATGTTCTGGTTTAGATTGTCCAGTTTGAATTAAGTCTAATGCTATGCTCTCTAACCCTGTTGAACAAGCAATCATTAAAGCAGTATTTCCACCACCATCCACATCATCTTTATTAAAATTGCCTGTTCGAATTGTATTAGCAATACCAAATAATGTAGGTTTAGTTTTTTTCTTTAATTTTTCTAATTGCTCTAATTGTTCTAATTGTTGAATTAAAGATGGTCCAGACATACTATTATATATATATTATCATTTTAAAGAAACTTTTAAAAAGTATATAATATATAATATGGAAGGATCTACTAACAATACTAAACAAATGTTAAACGGGGCAATAAAATCTGTAACGGAAATGAAAGATTCGACATCTATTTTTTTAATCGGCGTGATTACGCTCATTATTATGTTAATAGTGTTCGTTTGTTATTTTTATTATAGCGGCTTAAAAAGCCGACAATGTAAAAATATGAATGCATTGTATGGTGATTTAAATGGTAAAATTAGATCGATCGATGATTCAGAACTATTTAACTATACATTTAGAGATTATTATATTAAAAGCGCCTATAATTGTTGCAGCGGCGGAGATTATAAGAATGATTATGTCGATACATGTAATTTGAAAAATTTATTAAAACAAGGTGTTAGAGGTTTAGACTTTGAAATTTTCTCGATTGATGATAAACCAGTTATAGCTACGTCTACAAGTGATAGTTATTATGTTAAAGAAACATTTAACTATATATATTTTGGCGATGCGTTAAGTATTATACGGGATTACGCTTTTGCCACTTCTACGGCACCCAATTCTTTAGATCCAATTATAATACACTTACGTATTAAAAGCACGAACCAAGCTATGTATGAAAACTTTGCTACATTATTGAAATCATATGAATCTATTTTATTATCTAAA